CGCAGGGCAGTAATTGCGGGTGTGGCCATTTTTCAGTGGTTTTGACATCTCCCGCTCCTTTCGATGGTCATATTCGTATGCCAGGCACCCCGTTCAAAGGGGCCCGAAAGTGTGGCAAAAGTCAGTAAAAGCATAAGACAAGTTCAGGCAAGTGGAGGTGAAGATCGCATGCCTAAGATTAAACCCATCGAAACTCCTACCGAAAGGCGAGAACCCCCAGCTTTGACCGTCGAGGGACGCTTCGACCAGCTGGTTAATCTGGCTGTTGATCTCGCAGAGGAACGTTTAAGAGACAAATCGGCCAGCAATCAGCTGATTTCAGAGATCATCCGGTATGGATCGCAGAAGGAAAAGCTCACTCGAGAGAAAATACAGATGGAAACTCAGATGCTGGCCGCAAAAGCCGACGCTCTGAGAGCCCAGGAAACTTCAACACAGCTTCTGCAGGAGGCTATGCGGGCCATGACCGAGTATTCACCGACGAGAGATGAGTACGAAGAGGACGAGGACGATGAAGACGAAGATTATTAAGAGATATTCTGAGTTGATTCGTCTGCATACCGCTGAAGAAAGGTTTCAATACCTAAAACTCCCGGGGACCATCGGAGAGTCCACGTTCGGATTCAGCCGGTATCTCAACCAGTCTTTCTACATGTCCAAGGAATGGCGAAAATTTCGCAGAGAAATGATATTGCGTGACAACGGCTGCGACATGGGACTGCCCGACAGGGAGATTCCCAAGGGCGGCAAGATTGTATTGCACCATATCAATCCTTTGACCATGGAGGACATCGAAGAACAGGGCGAGGCTTTGTTCGATCCCGAGAACGTGATCTGTGTTTCCGACAGGACGCACAACGCGATTCACTACGGCGACATTTCGCTCCTGGCAACGGGACCGAACATACGCCGGCCAAACGATACCTGCCCATGGAAGCAATAAGCGAGGTGAATGACAATGGAGGACAGCATACTGAACACCATCAAGAGGATGCTCGGACCTGACGACAGTTACGACGTCTTTGATACCGAGATCATCGTTCATATCAACACCGCCCTGTCAACCCTCGCTCAGCTTGGGATAGGGCCAAGAAAAGGATTCCGGATCACCGGGCCTGATGAGAAGTGGACTGACTTCATTACCGACGGTTCCATTGATCTGGAAGGCGTCAAGTCTTACATCTACATGAAAGTCAAAATGATTTTCGACCCGCCTGCCAATTCCTTCGTGATGAAAGCCATGGAGGAAAGCTGCAAGGAACTCGAATGGCGTCTGAACGTCGCCGTCGATCCCGGACAATACAGGGCTTGAAAAATATAGTGAGCTGTGCTATAATCTTTCCATAACATTTTAGGAGGGATTAGACATGAAGAAGGTTCTGTGCTTAGTTGCTCTCATGCTCATGATCGGCACAGTTAGCTTTGCAATAGGTGTAGTAGATATACGGAACATAATTGTTAAAATACCAGATCAAGATCTTCTCGATCTTAAAGACATGATACAGCAAGAGATCAATTATCGTGGTCTTGAAGGAGCTTTTAATCCTGGAACGTTTTCTCCTTGGTATGACTACGGGTTAGGAAAAATACTTCCGAATCCAGAAGTTTATCTTGGGCATTTATACGTTCAGTATGGTGACTTCGGTAATAGTGATATAGCATTCACTGAAACACTCGGACCTATGGAATCCTATGAATTCGAGTCGTATGTTGACTTTCTCATAGAATGCGGTTTCTCGAATAATGTGACTCGATTCAACGGGGCATTCAATGGCGAGAATGCAGATGACGTAATGGTCGTTGCATTTCTCGAAGACGGTAAAATGTGCATAATGTGCAATAGCTAATCAAAATAACTCAACCCTCTCTTCGGAGAGGGCTTTTTTATGCCCAAAACTCATCCAAAGCGAGGTGAACGACGAATGGGCGAATACTATGTTGCCGGGTTGCCTTACTCGGATGAGCTGTACCACCACGGTATTCTCGGTCAGAAATGGGGCGTTAGAAGGTTCCAGAATTCTGACGGAAGCCTTACCGACGCGGGCCGTGCGAGGTACAATGTCGGAGAGACAAAGGGCGGCAGGGCAAAACGCGCGCTAAAGAGCGTTGGGTCAAAGGTGGGAAGCGCTGCGAAGTCCGCAACTTCTTACGCCGCCAAACGCGAGAAGATGAAGCACCCTTCGCTGATGAGCGACGAGGAGCTTCGCAATTACACGCAAAGGTTGATCGCGGAGAAGAACTATTCCGATCTGCTGCGGTATCAGCAGAGCAACACCGGGCTTGGAAAGGCAAAAGCATACGTCGGGGATATACTGAAGCGCGGCGGCGGAACTCTGGCTACCGCAGCTTTCCAGAGACTCGCCAATCGCATTTCCAAGACGAACTCCGAGGCTGCTTTGGAGAAGCTCAAGCGTGAGCAAGAGAAGCAGAGCCTTCGCGATCGCCTTGAGGATCACGAGCGCCAGAGGCAGATTGACATGCTGACCCAGCAGAACAAAATCAATGATTTGCAGGATCAGCTTGCCGATACTGACGGAGCCCAGGCTCAGAAGAAGGAGATCGAGAGGCTGCAGCGCGAACAGCAGCTGAGCAATCTCCGCAATAATCTGGACTCCGCAAACGTGGAGATGCAGCAGCGAATCGGTCAGCTTCAGCAACAGAAGCAACTGAAGGACTTGGAGAAGGCTCTCGACCCGAGTAAGAATGGTGGAGGCCTTGCTGCCGCCATGCGCATAATCGGAGATCCCGATTCCAGTGCGAGTCAAATTCAGGACGCGAAGCAGATTCTCCAGAACTACAGCTTGGCTCAAGGTTTTATAAGCAAGATTGCCGCAGGAAGCCAAAATGCGTCTACACAAGATTCCGCTTCGAGTTCTGAGTCCTCTCAAATTCAAAATGCAGGAGCACCTTCCGCTTCTCCGACACCTGCACCAACACCTGCCCCAACTCCGGTGCCCTCTCAACCGTCTGTGGACTATGACAATATGCGATTCCCGACGCGTTATGGAGAGAATCAGTATCAGACTCCGGCTCCGGGAGCCCAAGTTCGTTACCAGAATCCAGACTACAGTAATTACCGCATGGGTTCTGTAGACGGTACAAACGGCGGAATGTATGGCGGAAGCATGCGGGATTATCGAATCCCGACAGTGGACCGAATGTCTAATCCGTACACGGCTCCGTCTTCGGCGACGAATCAGGGATATGGAACTCGGACTCCAGTTCCGACAGCTACACCTGAGAGACCCGGTCCGTCACCCTATGCCGATAGAACTTGGCAGGATCAGATGGAAGAAGACCGGCGTAGATTTGGAAGATTGAATCTTCCGTAAGATTAGGAAGGGATAAAAAGATGTCATTATCCAATACAGCGGTTCCGATATACTATGGCAGATTCCGGGACGCCGTATTGGCCGGCGAAATCCCGGTAAACCAGTACATCGACATGGAGATGCAGCGCATTGACAAGCTTATCGCGAACCCTGGTGTGTTCTACGACGACAAGGCAATCAATGGCTACATCGCTTTTTGTGAGAAAGAACTGACCTTGACCGACGGTTCAGAATTGCGATTGCTCGACTCATTCAAACTATGGGCCGAGCAGCTTCTGGGCTGGTACTATTACGTTGAGCGTGACGTATGGATCAAGGGCAAAAAGAATAAAAAAGGAAGAACAGTTAAAAGACTGATTAAGAAAAGACTGACAAATAAGCAGATTTTGATTGTTGGACGAGGCGCGGCGAAGTCGATGTACGCCTCAACAATTCAGGGCTATTTCCTGGTGATGGACCCGGCTACGACGCAGCAGATTACGACAGCGCCGACCATGAAACAGGCCGAAGAGGTGCTTTCTCCGCTCAGGACCGCGATTGTCCGGGCGAGAGGGCCTTTGTTCAAGTTCCTTACAGAGAACTCGATACGAACATCAAGGCATTCATCTGTTTCTCAGGCCCTGCTGCAGTCCACCAAGAAGGGCGTGGAGAATAAGGTCACCAACTCCATACTGGAGGTCAAACCTATGGAAGTGGACAAGCTTCAGGGCTTGCGATGCAAGGTGGCCAGCGTCGACGAATGGCTTTCCGGCGACATACGCGAGGACCCCATCGGCGCTATCGAGCAATCCGGCGCAAAAGGTCTCATCGAGGATTACGTCATCATCGCCATCAGTTCCGAGGGGACTGTGCGCAACGCGGTGGGCGATACAATCAAAATGGAAATGGTCGACATCCTTCGGGGTAAATACGACAACCCCCATGTCTCGATCTGGTATTATCGACTGGACGACGAGAAGGAAGTGGCCGATCCCGACATGTGGGTTAAAGCGAACCCCAACATCGGACAGACCGTTTCATACGAGACCTATCAGCTTGAGGTTGAGCGCGCTGAGCATGTCCCGGCCGCAAAAAATGACATTCTCGCAAAGCGCTTTGGAATTCCGACCGAAGGCTTCACGTATTTCTTCACCTATGAGGAAACGCTGCCTCAGAGTCGAAAACTCGATTACTGGGGTATGCCATGCTCTCTCGGAGCGGATCTTTCGATGGGCGACGACTTCTGTGCGTTTGCCTTCCTGTTCCCGCTTCCAGACGGATCGTTTGGCATCAAGACAAGGTGCTATATTTCAATGCTCACCTATCAAAAGCTCATACGGGCCATGCGGCTTAAATACGACGAGTTTATTGAAGAGGGCAGTCTGATCGTAATGGAAGGCTCGGTGCTTGATATGATCGAGGTCTATGAGGACCTTGACAAGCACATCATCGAGAAAGAGTACGACGTGAGATCGTTTGGCTTCGACCCGTACAACGCCAAGGCATTTGTCGAGCGCTGGGTTCAGGAGAATGACCCCGGCGAAAATTACATCGAGAAGGTTCCGCAGGGCGCGAGGACAGAATCGGTTCCGCTTGGAGAACTCAAGAAGCTTTCCGAGAGTGAAATGCTGTTATTCGACCAGGAGCTGATGTCGTTCTGCATGGGGAACTGCATTGCCCTGCTTGACACCAACGGAAACAGAAAACTGTATAAAAAGAGAAGCGATCAGAAGATCGACAGCGTAGCCGCCACGATGGATGCTTACATCGCTTATAAGCTCCACAAGGAGGAGTACGTTTAAAACCCTATCCCTCAAACGGAGGTGCATGAACGTGGGAAAATACTACGTCGCTGGCATTCCATTTGACAGCGAAAACAGCCTCAAACACTACGGTGTGAAGGGCATGGAATGGAATAAGCATAAATTCGGCATCGATGCTGACGACCGCTACATCAAGTGGTTGAAGAACGCCGGCCAGAATATCGGGCGATTCGGAGCTAATGTCGCCCAAAATGTGGCCAAGGGCGTCACCAATGCTGCAAGGACTGCCGGGACTGCTGTTAACAAGGGCGCGAACTTTGTCACCGGCAATCAGAACCGGCAGCAGTACCAGAATCAGAGTGCTGCAGCTCGAACGATGCGCAACCCGCAGCAGGCCCAGCAGAGAGCCACGAACTACTATAACCAGCAGCAGGCCAAGACCCTGCCGGGCATTGCGAAGACTACAGTCAATACGGCCAAGAATACGCTGTCGAGCACTGCTCAGGGCATTAAGAATTTTGCAGGTCAGACCGCCCAAAATGCCGGCAAAGCCCTTCAAAATGTTGCGGACACGGCCGGAAAAGCGGTTAATGGCGTTGTCGATAATGCCATTCGCAACGGCGGTGCTGCTGCACAGAATGTCGGTAACACTGTCGGTCAGGCAGCTCAGAATGTTGCAAACTGGTACACTGGCCAGCCTAATGCCGATCGTGCCGAAGCTATCGACCGCCAGGTGCAGGAATACGAGAGAATGGGCAATATGATGTATGACAACGGCATGGACAATGAAGGTGCTCGTTATCATCAGCTTGCTGCCAATCTCGGAAGAGCCGCAGACGCCAATCAGGCGAAGTACGACAATGCTCCGAGGCAGAGGATTGCCGGAGCCGCAAACAATGTTGCCAATGCTGTAGGCCAGGCTGCTCAGAATGTTGGTAATGCCGTCTCTGGTGCTGCCCAGAAAGCAGAAGATGTCGGCAACACTGTAGGCCAGGCCGCTCAGAACGTCGGCAACGCTGTATCTGGTGCTGCCAATAAAGCCGCTGAAGGTGCTAAGGGATTCCTTAACAGTGCCGGGCAGTGGGTGAGCGGTGCTGCCAATAATGTCAAGAATACTGCATCGAAAGCCGCTTCTGATGTCAAAAAGGGCGCTTCCGGGTTCCTAAACAGCGCTGGCCAGTGGGTCAGTAATGCTGCCGGTAACGTGAAGAATGCCGCGCAGAATGTGGGTAACACTGTCGGCCAGGCAGCTCAGAACGTCGGCAATACCGTAGGCCAGGCAGCTCAGAACGTCGGCAATACCGTAGGCCAGGCAGCTGAACAGGTTCGCGGCGGAATCGGAGGATTCTTCGACCGCGTCGGTAATGCTGTTGGAGGCGCTGCTCAAAATGTCGGCAACTGGGCCGGTAACGCCGCCAAGGACGTCGGTAATGCTGTCAGTGGAGCCGCGAATGCCGTGGGCGATTGGGCTGGAAACGCAGCGCAGAACGTTGGTGGCGCCGTAACTGGTGCTGCCAATAACGTCGGTGAGTTCCTTACCGGCAGGAACGCCAACGAGAATCTCGAGCGCCTCTATGCGGAGAATATTGCCAACGGTGGCAATGGCATGAGCCCCGAGCTTGCTGAAGCTCGCAATCGGTACAATCAGACACTTCCCGGAATGGCTGAAAGGGCAATGGACAACATTCGTGAGGGCGTTATTCCGGATGCTCAAGAAGCCGTCGGAAATGTTGGCAACTGGATCGGCGAGCAGGCTCGTAACGTTGGAGGCGCTGTGACCGGTGCTGCGCAGAACGTCGGCAATACTGCAAGAGGATTCGTCGGTAATGTCGGCAATGCTGTCTCCGGCGCTGCTGACTGGGCTCGAAACGTTGCAAATAATGTCGGCCAGGCCGCTCAGAATGCCGGGCAGTCCGTTGCCAATATTCCTCAGAATATTGCAAACTGGTACACTGGCCAGCCTAATGCCGATCGTGCCGAAGCTATCGACCGCCAGGTGCAGGAATACGAGAGAATGGGCAATATGATGTATGACAACGGCATGGACAATGAAGGTGCTCGTTATCATCAGCTTGCTGCCAATCTCGGAAGAGCAGCCGATGCAAATCAGGCAAAGTATGACAACGCTCCGAGACAGCAGCTATCTGGTCTCGCTGGGAATATCCGCAATGTTGTTGGCACTGCTGGAAATGCGGCGGGTGAATGGGCTCGCAATGTTGGAGGTAACGTCGGCAACTGGGCCGGACAGGCTGCTCAGAATGTAGGCCAGTTCCTGGACAATGTGAGAAACGCTGATACTAACAACAGGATTCAGCTCGCCACACAGCAGATGGCCGACAACTACCGTCAGTACCTGCAGGATCACCCCGAGAATCCTCAGAGCCCACAGCATGAATCCTGGCTCAGGGATCAGATCAGGAATGACCCGCAGCTGAGAGCCTTCTATGAGCAGTATCTCAACCATTCTGCCCTGAACGAAAAGCCCGACGGCGTTTCCGATGCCTTCTGGGAGAAGTTCACCGCGGACGGCGGAACCAGGGAAGACTACGAACGCGACTGGCGATAAATCAAAATAACTGTAGGTGATCCATAATGCCAAAATTCATTGACAGGCTGCAACATGCCTGGAATGCGTTTCGGGGGAGAGACCGACCCTCGAGCAAGGAGTTAGGGTCTGGCAGTTATTACCGTCCGGACCGCAGAGTCAACGTACTTCGAGGCAACGACAAATCCATCGTCACATCGGTCATCAACCGTATATCGGTGGACGTTGCGTCTGTCAACATCCTCCACGCGAGAGTGGACAGCAACGGGAACTATGTGGACACCATCAAAGACAGTTTGAACGATTGCCTGACCCTGGAGGCCAATATTGACCAGACGGGGCAGGCTTTCTTTATCGATCTGGCTTCCACAATGCTTTCCGGAGGATGCGTTGCCGCGGTTCCGATCGAAACGTCAATCGACCCGAATATTTCTTCGAGCTATGAGATACAATCGATCCGAGTAGGACTCGTAACCCAATGGTTCCCCAAATATGTGCAGGTCAATGTTTACAACCAGCTGACCGGGATGAGAGAGGATATCGTCGTACCCAAAGAACAGGTGGCGATCATCCAAAATCCCTTCTACGATGTAATGAACGAGCCCAACTCGACATTGCAGCGACTCATTCGCAAGTTAAGTCTGCTGGATTCCGTTGACGAACAGGTGAGCGCAGGGAAGCTGGATATGATCATTCAGCTGCCCTATACGATTCGGTCAGAGGCCAGACGAGAACAGGCCGAGCATCGCAGAAAAGACATAGAAATGCAGCTGCGGGACTCGAAGTACGGAATCGCCTATACTGATGCCACCGAAAAGATCACTCAACTGAATCGTCCTCTTGAAAACAACCTGCTGAACCAGATCGAGTATCTCACAAACCAGCTCTACAGTCAGCTTGGCATCACGCCGGAAATCCTGAACGGAACGGCAAATGAGGAGACCATGCTGAATTATTTCAATCGAACCGTCGAACCGATTCTTACCTCGATAGCTGACGAATTCAAAAGAAAGTTCCTCACAAAGACTGCTCGTACTCAGGGGCAGTCGATTTTGTTTATTCGGAATCCGTTTAAGCTTGTGCCGCTCAGCAAGATTGCCGAGATCGTGGACAAGTTCACGGCCAACGAGATTCTGACCTCAAACGAAATCAGAGGCATCATCGGGTATCGACCCGTAGAGAACGACCGTGCCAATCAGCTGATTAACAAGAACATCAATCCTCTTGAGCTGGAAGGAGCGGAAGACCCCGCTCTGGCACTTCCCGACGGTAATCAAAATGAGACCTACTTTGTTGACGAGAATCAGGGTGGATCGATTATGGATCGCATCGGCGATATGCCCGTGTCTGAGTTCAACGCCATGATCATGCAACAACAGCAAGGTCCGCCTGATTAAAACTGGAGGTAACCATCATGGCCGAAAAATTTGATTTCGG